CCGCTTTAGCGGTTTCAATAATACTGGACATTTGTGCCTGAAGGTCAACTCGTTTTTCTTCAAGTGCCTTTCTGTTCATTGCGTTTCTCCTTTACTTTTTAAGTCTTGCAAGCCTGTCCTCAAATGCCGAATAGTCAATAGAGCGATTTTCTTCCTCTGTGGCTTCGGTCTGTTCTTCGGTAGGCTCGTTCTCTGTGGCTTCGTCAGCCTTTTCCTCTGTGTCGGCTTCGGTGGTTTCCTCGGTCTGTTCCTCGGTTGTTTCCTCTGTGGATTCCTCGGTTTCTTCGTCAGCCTTTTCCTCGGTTTTAAGTGCTTCAATTACCTTGTTTGCTACCAGTGTTGCGAGTTCATCAATGCTGATTTTCTGCTCGTTTTCAGCAGGAGCGGTTTCCTGTTCCTCTGCAAAAGCATCGGCTCTAATCTCTACCATTTTTGCACCTCCTTCCCTCGCTTCTATGCTCGTGCCATAGTAGGCAGGAGCTTTTGTATCATCTAATATAGAAACTTCCAAAAGTTCCATATCTGTGACCGTTCTTATTTCGTCATTGCCCTCGGTGGTTATGATGTCATCGTTGGCAATAAAACCAAAACTCCAACCTGACAGCCGTCCTTCTCTTGCTTTCTGTACAACCTCTGTATCAGTTATTGTGATTTCGGCTCTTAAGCCAATGTTGTCCTCGTCAAGAATTGCGTTGCCGTCCTCGGTGGATGCAAGAACTCTGTTGTTATCGTGGTTAAGTAATACAAGCACATTTTTATTCCGCTTCAATGCTGTGCGGAACACTCCAGCCTTTATGCGTTCAAGGAATGTTCGCACCCTGCCGTGCAAGGTTTCTCTTATCGGCTTTGAAAGTCTTTCAACCGCATTTACATATCCTGAAATAAAAACGCTATCGTTTCTTACCTCAACCCTCATAACATCACCCCCTTATAAACGCTCAAATTTTCGTTGTGTGCGGTTTTAAATTGTGACGGTGTCTTTGTTGGCTTCGGTTGTTACATCGTCACCCTCGCTGTTTCCTTGCGGATTTTCGGTGCTCTCGTCAGCTTCACCGCCCATTTTCACCATTGTGTTGGTGTTTGGTGTGTATATTAAGCCTGTTTTGGTGTTCAAAAGAACATCACCCAAGCCTAAATTGATAACATCCAATCCTTCCAATGCATCGTCATCTTCCATGTACCTGATTTCATTGCGTGTCTTGAAGCCACTTTCAATGGCTATCTTGTACGCATCGTATCTTTCTTTCAGGCTTCCTCGGTACAGTTCCTTGGTATCAGGAGCAAAATAAAAAGACTTTTTCTCTTTTTCAAGTAAAAAGTCCCTGTTTAATGCGGTAGCAAACGCTGTTGCTATAGGCATTATTGCGTTTTTAATTGTTTCTTCGTAG